GATGGAAAAAGGACTTACTCAAATGCTTCAAAAGCATCCACCAGAGCCGCGTTTCTCAATTGCTCTGCTTTGCACGAAAAGGAATTCCGTTCGCTGAGACATGATGATTTGCAGGAAGTTGTCAAAAACTGTCCATTGAAGCATGCCAGCAAAGAACTAATAGTGTCACTTTACAAGCAAATGTATGCCTACGCAGATATTTACGAGCTATGTGACAAGGATTATTCGGCGCACGTATCTGTTGATATCTTAGACGATGACGAAAACGGTGTTCCATTTTCTGAAAGTGATTTAAAAACATTGTGGGGGGACAAGGAAAATCCCGTAGCAGAATTTCTACTAATAATGTGCTATTCTGGATACCGGATATCCGCCTTTTACACAATGGAAGTCAATCTGCTGGATGGATATTTTAGAGGTGGGGTGAAAACGGCGGCTGGAAAGAATCGTATAGTACCTATACATCACTCCATCCGCCCCCTGGTTGAAAATCGTCTTAATTCTGACGGTTGTTTATTATCCGTCAGTAAGAGTACATTTCGGAAGCAAATGTATGCCTATCTCGAATCTGTGGGAATAGATCGACACACTCCTCATGACTGCAGGCACACGTTTTCAGCTCTGTGTGAAAAATACAAGGTAAATGAAAATGATAGAATGAGATTGTTGGGACATGCGTTCACAGATGTTACGAACAAAACATATGGCCATAGGACTATCGATGAATTAAGAAACGAAATCGAAAAAATCAAAATTCCGATTTGTGACTAACTTGTGACTAACCGCCCCTGATTATTAGCATTTCGCACTATCTAACTTAAGCTTCCAAATGTCATACAAGCCCTTATTTTACAAGGCTTACGACTGTTTTTTTGCGTATTTACTGCATTTGTAAAAAACTTGATTTTTTAATATTTTATTAAATAAATATGCTTGAAACCATTGTATTTCCGCTATATTTGTGACTAACTTGTGACTAACCCAATAATACTGAATACATTTATATTTAACTAAACAAGAGAGATGATACAATATAGATTTAAAGCTGGCAGCCATAAACTGCCAGTTTTTTTATCGTTGACAAAGCGAACATAGATTCGTATAATTGAAGTATATCAAAGAACATTTGTTCGCATTTCAGAAAGAAGGTGGCACGAATGAAAAACAATCTTGTATTTGAAAATCACGATGCCTACTTATATAGTGCGGCATTGAAGAAGAACCCTGAGTTACCCGCACACGGCAGCGTATCCGTACAGTATGCCCTGTACCTATATTACAAGGCATATCCAGAAGAACGCCCCATAGGATATAGATACAAACGACATATGTTGGCGTAATGTCGAAAACTGTCCACAATTATCTATTGCTCTAATCCCAATTATGTTGTATCATTTATTTGCAACCAGAGGTATGAATATTCTTTTTCGTCGTGGAACGGCCGGCACTGTAATGGTGTTGGTCGTTTTGCGTATCAGCTTGCTTCCTGCTCCGCATTAAATTTCTTATCATTTATTGACCTTATCGGTATTTTATAGCAGGCTTATCTCATATTATAAATAGAACTTAATGGTTCGCTCTTCTCTTTTTTATGGCCGGCATTATAATGGTGTCGGCCGTTTTGTACTTGACATCAGAGCTTCCAAGCGTTATTATTGAAAAACTGGTAATACTTCCACCATTTCCTTCTTTATCTGAGAGGATATACTTTATGTATAGTCTCTTTATTTATGGCCACTAAAAAGGCCCCGGCGGGAGACCCGGAGCCTTACAGCGTTTTACAGTTGCCCTCTGTGCGTTGATAGTTACAGTAGTGCTCCTGTTTTATCAGTATAACACATCTTGCCAGACTTGTCCACGTATCAGGCCGCCAGCATTTTTAGATTCTGGTTCAGCACGAACTCCTTGATCTGGTCATATCCCCACCCGCAGTTCACCAAACCACTCACGATCATTTCAACTGATTGTACGGCCTTCAGTTCTTCCTCACTAAAATAATCCCGAAGATTCTCCTTTTTGGATATGCCATATTCTTCACGGAGATGTTTTGCATCTTTTCCGAATACCGCCTTATATACGATATTCGTATATGTGGAATAAGCATGGCCATGCATCCGTTCATTTTCCTGTGACTGCTGTAAAGCATTCGTCAGAGCCTGTCTGACAGCAATGCCTTTCTCGCGCTCTTTCAGCTTTCCAATCAGAGCCTTTTCCATAGCGTTAAACTGGCGAATATACGCCTCTTTAAATTTCATAGCTTTTTCACCAGTGTATCCCATTACCAACAAGGTAAATCCGTCCCTGGTGATAAAGTACATTGGCTGCTCTTTGTTCTGCTGATTTATATATGAGGACGGCTCAAAATTGAGCTGTCCAAATTCATCTGAACATTCAAGTTGTTTTATATCTCTTAATACATTTTTATGTTCCTTCCCAAACGTCTCCGCAATATCAAGGCTGGTTACAACTGTTACTTCTTCCTTATTCATTTTCTTGATCTCTACTAACATAAAATCATCCTTTCGTTTTATTTTGTAGTAATAAAATAGGACGCAGCTTTATGCCGCATCCTGTCATGTTATCTAAGTGCTCCGGAACCTATTATTATGCGATCAAGCTCTTAAATGTATTGCGACCTGCAATACCATCCACAGTAAGCCCGTGATCACGCTGGTACTGCCGCACGGCTGCCTCCAGGCCAGCGCCAAAGCTACCGGGACACTCTACGCCCTGAGGGTTGTAGCCTTTGAGCATAAGCAGGATCTCCAGTGCCGTCACCATGTACTGGCACTCTCCCTTGCATACATAGTGGCTCCCCAGTGCCCGCTCTGATGCGGGACCCCAGATACCATCCACGACCAGTCCAGACCTGTAATCCATGTTAAGGCCTGTCTGCACCACCATGATAGCTCCACGTCTCGTCTCAGCTCCGTCTTTGCCATCGACTGCAATCCCGGCGCCCGTAAAGTTATTAAGATGTATCTGTCCATCTCTCCTGATTGGGCTGTACCCGGGCGTTGGCTTACTGGTATCCGGGTTCGACGCCGGTGTGTGTCCACCTGTAATCTCTCCGGCAAAGTCACGGTAACAATGGTTGACATCAACTCTGCCTCCATTACCGGTCAGTCCTGGCACGCTTCCGGAGCTTGTATACTGCCAGATGTCCACGTCCGGCACATTCGGAGCCTTAGAGCTGTACTTAGCCACCCACTTAGTATATTTGTCCAGAGCGCTGCCGATGATGGTCTTGTACCAATTCTCGTTGGCGTAGATGCCCACGGTGTATCCTGCCGCCTCCACAATATCAGCAAAGATTTTTGCCCCTCTGACAGCGTGTCTACGGGCCCCGTCTTTTTCCTCCTCCAGGTCCAGATAGACCGGATAGGACAGCTTGTACCCCTTGATTAGCCGCAGCACATGCGCCGCCTCGCTCCTGCTCTTAGCGTCTGTATCGGCGTAACTGTATAAGTACACGCCAAATGGGATACCCAACCGTGTACATTCATCAGCATTGTGTTTCCAGTATTTATCGTCCTGATCGGCCTGGTCCATGCCATATCCACACCGGATAATCGCCCCGTCAATATGGTTTTTGGCCTGCTCCCAGTTAATTCTCCCGTTGTGTTCTGATACATCAATAATCTTCAATGTCTTCATAGTTGTGTCCTTCCCCCGGCTGTTGCGCCGGCGCAAAAAGAGAGCGATTTTACTCGCCCTCTGTTTCTTTTTTACCATCTCTATTAATCAGTTTTGTAAAAGCCTGATGTAGTCCTGTACTTGCAAGTCCTGTAAAAGCGCCATACACCACTGTCTCCAGCGTTATGGTACCATTTGCCACACATCCTAGGATAGCGCCAAGAACAGCTAAAATAGAGGGTATGTACTGGTTACTGACCTTATCAAGCCATGTGATATGTTTAATGCAATAACCTACTACCAGGCAGGCCACTAATACTACCGGAATATAATAATCCTGTATAAATCCTAAATCCATAATCAAATCTCCTTTTCGTCTGAATCTGTTGGCATGTTCAATAATTCATCTTTTAACTTCGTGGCGACATCGTTCCCTCCCAGCGTATGGTAAGCCTCATACATGCGGCGCACATTCTCTTTTGCATATATCGGGCAATTTCCCTTATCCCTATAATGATTGTACGCCTGTATAATTCTGTCTCTAAGCAAGGCTTCCATACCGCTGCTTATCGCCTTATTCTTTTCTGATTCCTCTTTCTGCTTTTTCGCCAAATTTCTGTATCCTGCGCCTATGATTGCCGTAATCGCAGCAAACAGCCAGACAACCCAGTTGTTGTCGATATATGCGATTATTTCGTGCAACATGCTCTCCTTCCCGCCTACCAAGCTGCTTTATGATATAAAAATAAGACCGTTTCCGGTCCTGCTCTGATCTCGTTATGTTTATCCACGTCATCTGCATCGGCATATGGCCTGCAGTAGTATTCTGTCAGGTCTAACTCCTCCTCGATCTGGGACAGAGTTTTATTTCCCTGACCCCTGATAAGGAGTCTCAGGTCTGTAATGTGAGACCAGAGCCTGGAGATGATACTTAGTTTCGTCATCATTCCCCAACCAATTCCCCCATGCCGGAATCTGCCAGAATCTCTTTTACTTTTTCTTTCAGCAAGCGTGGAACCTGCTCATAAGTTTTCTTTCCCAGCATAATCTGCTGTGCCCATAACATTGCCATCATTTCTTTACCATCCTTTCCTGTTATCATAATCATGAGATTGGTTAATAAGTTACACATAGACCGCCTCCGACATTTCCAGCAGGCACTCTGTCAGCATCTGGATTGTTTTCGCTTGGCTCTTTACCTGCTCTTCCAAGCTTTGCGGCTGATCTGGAACGTATTCCAGATAGTGTTCCGGGTTTGCTTCAACTATTTCCCGGCTTATGTTCTCAGCTTTTTCCCTAAACTGGCGGAAATCATATTCCCAGTAGGCGTCCTTGGTTGTGTGCGTCTCTCCAAACTCGTCCACCTGGGAACTTTCATCAGTTACCTCCTGACCGTTAAGACAGATCGTCACATCTACCATACCCTGATCAAGCGGCTGCCAGCGTACTGCCGGCTGTTCTGTTGTGAATCTTGCTTTCAATGCTTACCCTCCTTTTTGCGTATTTCATCAGCTGCTCTATTCCATACTTCTTTTTGAAGTTTGTGGAATCTGAATGTTTAAACCATCCGAAATATGAAATGCAGCGGTATGCCAGATCCAGTGCTATCTCCATGCGTCGCTGCACCTGTTTCCGCAATCTCAGATATGCCCGTCTTGCACGTAGGAAAATGCTCCGGCGGACTTCTGCGCGGTCCCTATAAATCTTGTAGCCCATCATATCAATGCAGTCTCCGTGATGCTTTCCGTCTTTTCCTATATAATCAACCTGGAACAGTTTCCAGTTCGGTTTTATCTCCAGGTCCAGCTCCTCTCTGAAAAATTGAATCATCATGAGCATGGCCTTTTTGACGTCTGCCTTTCGTGGCCCCAGGATCAGGATATCATCCATATAAAAGATAATTTTATAGAACAGTCTTGTCCGTTTCTCCTGTCCACGCCGTTTCTGCACCTTAAAGAGTTTCTGTTGTGCGTATTGATAGGCAAAACTGAGGTAATAATTGCATAGCCACTGGCTCAGGTATGAACCAATGGACAGCCCCTGCTTGTATGAGCCGATCAGCGTCTCCACTAAATAAAGCAGGTCCTCATTCTTGACCTGCTTTCTCAGTAATTTCATTAGTTTTTTCGTATTGATTGATGGATAGCAATGACGTACATCTGCCTTTGCTCCCACTCTGGTTTTGTCCGGATATTTCCGGATCCATTTCTCTATAGCTTTCTTTCCGTATACCTGTCCACGTCCAGGTACACTTGCGCATTGATATTTTCCTATCTTTCTTTCAAACAGCTCCATTAGTGCGTTGACCGCAACATAGTCGTATATCTGCTGTTTGATGCTTTCCACGCCTATCTCTCTGAGCTTTCCTGAGTTTCCATCATATCGCACAGAGTAGCGTATTTCGGGAAATGTTACCTTTCTGTTTTTGATTTCCCATTCTATTCTCTTCGCTGCTTTATCCATCAGCGAATCCGCAAGGCTCACATTCTGCTGGAGCATGTGTTCCATCTGCCTCGCTGTCACATCTTCGGGATAAAATTCTGTCAGGAAGTCAGCCACATCCAGCCGGCTCCATTTATCTGACAGACACTCCCTCATAGATGCTTTTATCCATTCTGCATCCAGTTTTATATTTTTACAGTATCTTTTCAACTGTTTACCTCGTTTCTTGATAAAGGAGTTTTCGGTTTTCTACTCACTCCACCCATAGCCTCACGCCATGAGTCCGTGTGCCAAGCTCCTGTGCTCCCAGTCACACGGTTTGGCTACAATCAAATTTTGGGAAATGCCCCACGCACCATTCTGGTGGCTCCGTCCCAGCGGAGCGAAATGTAACGCTATAAATCATAATTTCAAGAAAATCCGGAGACGATATTCCAGTTCGCATTCGACCAGCCATTGTTCGCATTGAGAATCCAGAGACCAGCATTCGTCCCATTGTTCAAATTGCCCAGCGCAAGCCACAAGGAAAACCGCTCAACCAGCGCCACAAGTCCGTTATTTATATTCTAAGGGGAAAGCCCCTCTGTCAGGCTGCCGCCTGCCATTCACCCCTGGTGCCATTGGGTGAAACGCCGGAGACGATAAGCCAGCCCGCAGCCGACCAGCCAGAGTTCGCAGCGAGAATCCAGAGACCAGCAGTCGTCCCAAAGTTCAAATGGCCCAGCGCAAGCCACTCTCTCTGTCCAGATGTTATTGTATCCGTGTAGAGTCCGTCTGCAAATCCCGTCGTTGAGCCTGCGGCAACCCCTGTAGGTATCATGACGCCCAGGTCCATGTCCGTTGTCTCCTCGGAGATATACTTCCAGCTTGCCGCTGTATATGCCACCTGCGCCGCTGCTTTCCGGTAATTTGTCCGGATTGTTGCAATGCTGCTGGACAGCGTGCTGGCATCCTGGCACACATACACATCTCTGGCCGGGTTTCCGTCTGCTCCTGTCACAATATCCATGACCACATTGCCCAGCACCTCATAGGCTCCTATGCAAGTTTCAATCCCCTGAATCTTGTACGGGTTCTTTCCATTGGTGTTGCTGTTTGGAGATCCGTCTGAACCGGCCACCTCGTCCGTGGATCCTGTATGCCACGGCATGGTGCTTATACAGGTGGTGGGCGTTGTATCAAATGCTTCCGGAGCATCTACATAGATTGCAGCGTTTGTATCATCCACGTCCTCAATTTTCGTAATCTGCACGCTGTACGCCAGGTTGTGCATATATTCATAGTATCTGTCTTTGTTTGTCTCTGCTCCAAGCTCTCCGATTGATACATAAGAACCTACTACATAATTTGCCGCCTGTGCTTTTGTAAGCACCACCCTCATGACTCCTGTTTCTTCCACAAGGTTCATATTCTGGAAGCTGTATGAGGTGCATCCGGCCATGATGCTCTGGCTGTGTGTGGTTGCGTATCTTATGATCATCATCAGCTGACGATAGAACAAATCCCAACTTGTCGTTCCACAGTAGTGGCCGCCCAGCTTGTGCATATAGGTAATCATTCCTGCATAGCTGATCGGGTTCTTCGCCTGTGCGGCCTGGCATCCATTAGCCGGAGCCAGTCCCTTTGAGGAGTATGGCATTCCATCGATGTCCCCGGCCGCATATTTTGCGTGTATCATAAACGGACTGAGTGTTCCATCCGGATTGACGGACTCTTTCATAGGGTGCGGCGTGAGTTCTGTCTGGCTGTCAGAATAGTGATACAGCACTGCATCCCCCGTGTCCTCAATTCCGAACCATGCGCTCATGGTTACTTCTCCCACCTGTACCTTGCCGTACTTTGTAAATCCAGTCTGTCCCTCCAGGGCATCCACATGGTTGAATCCATTTTCATCCACGGAAAAATTGCAGGTGAAATGATGGAACAGGCCGTACCGTTCGTAATCATCCCGGCCTTTGTTCCTGCCTACGGACGGCTCACAGACCATTCCCTCATTGGCGTTCATTTTTACGCCCACCGGACTGGTTGAGGTCGTGTATTTATAGATTTTTGTGGTAAACACCAGTCCATTTCTGCGGAGGGCAAAATAGTTAGAGAGAGCCTGCTCCACTCCGCCACCCGCCTCTTTGATGGCATCAACCTGGGCTTTTCCAATCGTCTCTATATTTTTGACTGACTCTGCCGCGGCTGTCTGGACGTTATGTACCTGTGCCTTTGCCTCATTCAGCGTCTTGATCGCATCCTGTCCCAGCGCTTCAAACATTCCTTCCAACACCGTTGATTCATTTTCACTCGGTATTCCGTCTCCTCTGGCACTTCCGTCTATGCAAAGATTGAACGGAAATGAAGATACTACGTCATCACCGCTGGCAAACTCTATTATGCATATAGCAACGCCAGATTCCGCAAGCATCTGATTCGTCAGAGAAAAAACCACTGAATTCTCCATTATATTGCCATCGATATACACAACTTTTTTCGACGGCTTTACTACCCAGACACGTGCTGTAGCACCTGCAGGTATATCCCAGTCAACTACCGTACACTCTATTTCCCTGCCAGTGTCTCCCTGCATTGTATAGACAGCCAGAGGCATAGTCCGCTTATGTAATACACTAATCTCAATTTTTTTTACTGCTTTCATATTTCACCTCAACAATCTTGTATCCATATGGTTGATTTATAATATTATGATCTACACTGGGCCAATTGCAATCCACGCTAATATTGTTTCTGTTGTGTTAGTTCTTGTTATGTAAGCGTCAAAGCCAGCACTTGTATTATTTGTAGCGCCGGCCCCTAAAATATTAGTACCGGGAACGGATGTTACTGGAGTGACTACAACACATGGCTGTCCTGCAAAGGTTTTTGGAAATTGCACGTGCTCCATTGTTGGTTTATTTGCGACTGGATTAATACTGACACGACCATATTGAATCATAATCCCTTTTAAAGTGGAATCAAATTCACGATTGAACATTTCCTTTAATGTATTTACTTTTATTCTTCCGGTCTTTGGTTCCCCTGTAGTTGGTGATGTTTCAATGAGCAGATCATCTGAATCATTTATTGTTGTTAAAATGGGTAATGCTTTTATAGGCACGCCATCAACTTCCGTCACTGCATCCAAATTCGCCATGTGTTATACCTCCTGATTCGCCAAAAAATTATCATTTATAAACTTTTCTATATCGTCAACTTTTGCTTTTATCTCATCATCTACCAAAATGAAGTTACCTTTATTATTTT